AATGGCGTGTGCATTAACACAGGGATATACCCTAGATTGTCGTGATTCCTTAGGTGGAATTACTGAAGTTTATTTTATTGCAAGTTCAGATGTAACTTCAACAACTGAAGCTAGTGGTGTAATTACTGCATTAGTTAAAGCAACAGGTAAGAAGTTCTATAAATACGAATTAACTAAAGGAACATCAATGTTTACTGAGAATGTAGCATCTAATGTTCAGAATGGTACTTTGTATTTTACTCCTGAATTAACAATAATTTTAAATAAGTTACAAGCAAATACAAGAAACGAAATCTTGTTATTAGCTCAAAATAGACTTGTTGCAGTTGCTAAAGACAACAATGGCAAGTATTGGTATCTAGGTAAAACTAGAGCCTTAGATTTGACTGCAGGTAGTGCTGCCACAGGTACTGCTGAAGGTGATAGAAGCGGTTACACATTAACATTCGCAGGAGCAGAGCCTAGCTTAGCACCTGAAGTTAATAGTTCAGTAGCTGCTGCTCTAACAACCGCAGGTTAGTTTGTAGTTTTTCATAGTTAGTTCCCCTGCCTAGTTCTCTAGGTGGGGGTTTTTTATTATCCGTATATATTCGCATATATCCGTAATGTTATTCGTAATATGCATAATGTGTCATAAAATGCACTTTCTGATATGCTTTTGTTCCATATAAGTCAAGTTATGACTTTATTAAATTATGTTTTTTATCAAGTTATAGTTTTACTTATTGTTTTGCAAACATTCATAATTTCCCTATTTAATAGTAATGATACATTTAACTAAAGGCGAAACAAATATTGTTGTGTTAACTTTAACTGAAAAGCAGTTATTGACTAACCCAAACTATTTATTTGTATTTACTAATAGAAGCAGTAATGCAGTTATAAGTTTTGTTAAATTGAATGCAACAGATACAAGTGCTTATAAAGATAGATTTAATCAATTTAGTATTGTAACTAATACATACTTTAGTTCTTCATTAGAAGGTCAATACACCTATGAAATATATGAGCAGGTTAGTACATCAAATACAAATCCTAGTGGCTTAAATAAGCTAGAAACAGGTATTATGTGGCTTTCAGGTAGTATATTAACATATAACCAATTTACAACAACAGACACTTATACAATTAGACAATGATAGATTTAAGAGTATTAACATTCGCAGAAGCTAGGCAACCTGAATTTAAAGAAAAGAAAGGGGTTGATGGTGGGTACATTAAGTATGGCGAAAACAATGACTATCCTGAATATATAGTAGATTTATATAATAAGTCATCTAAACATAGTGCCATTATTAAAAGTAAGGTACATTATATTACAGGCAATGGTTGGTCAGGTCAACCTGATGCACAAGCATTTATTGACAAAGCAAATAGAGTTGAATCTTTAAACGATTTGACTAGAAAGGTATCTTTAGATGTTGAGATATTTGGAGGTGCTTATTTAGAAATTATTTGGGATTTAGCAGGTAATTTAGCTGAGATGTGGCATTGTGATTATGTTAAGATACGCACGAATAAAGATAATACGCAGTATTGGTATAAAGAAGATTGGAAAGATAACAAGGTTAAACCTGATGTTATAACTGCATTTAATCCTAAACAACCTGTAGGAAAACAAATTTTGTACATAAAAGAGTACAGACCTAATATCGGTATCTATGGATTGCCATCATATTTTGCTGCATTAAACTATATTGAATCAGATATTGAAGTATCTAAACATATTTTAGGTAATGCACAAACAGGGTTTTCTGCTAGTAAACTTATTACTTTACCAAATGGTGAGCCTAATGATGAAGAGAAACGTAATGTTGACCAAAGATTAAGAAAGACTTATAGTGGTGCAGATGGTAAGAAATATATGATTGCTTTTGTCAATGATATATCTAGGAAGCCTGTTGTAGATGATTTAGGTACAAGTGATTTAACTAAAGAAGATTTTAGCAGAGTAGATGAGTTAATTCAAACTAATATATTTAGTGGACATCAAGTTACTACTCCATCTATTATGGGTATTGCAGAAGCAGGTAAGTTAGGAAGTAGAACAGAGATGAGAGATGGTTATGAGATATTTAAAAACACTTATGTAAATGCTAAGCAAATGCACCTTGAAAGTGTATTTAATATGTTAGCTAAATTAAAAAATGTTACAAGTGAGATTAAGATTATCCCTACAGAACCTATTGGTATTGAGTTTAGCGAACAAACTATTGCTGCTATTGCTCCTAAAGAATGGATATTAGAAAAAATAGGAATAGATACAACTAAATATGCACCTGCAGATATAACTGCTCCACAACAAGGATTATCAGTTAATGAGCATATCAAGGGTTTAAAAGGTAGAGAATGGCAGAATATGCAACGCATCATTCGTGAGTTTACTAAAGGTAAAATTAATAGAGACCAAGCTACTGCAATGCTTAAAACAGGATATGCTTTAAGTGATGAAGAGGTTAATACTTGGTTAGGTTCAGAAGAGTTAGATGCTCAATTTGCAGCACAAGATTTTAGTGTATTCTTTGAATTTGGTGAGAATAAAGATGCTTATAATATTTGGAAGTCTAAAAAGAGATTTAGTGATGAGGCTGACTTTTATATGTTTGCAGATGTCAATCAATTAGAATCAGACATATTAGACCAAATTGCTAAGCAGAAGGATATTACTCCTGAGGTATTGGCTGAAGTTTTAGATGAAGATGTTAATACAATTAATACAGTTTTAAAAGATTTAGAAGATAGAAATATTTTAAAAACTACTGAAACTAAAATTGGTAAAGGAATTAATAGCAATATAATAATTACTAGAGAATTAGTACAACCATTGAGTAAGACAGTTGGTGATGTAAAACCACAGACTACAGAAATTATGGTTCGTTATTCTTATGGTTGGAAATCAGGATTTGATAATAGTGATTTAAAGAATAGCAGACCTTTCTGTAAGGCTTTAATTGATGCTAATAAATTATATAGCAGAAGTGATATAGAATCAATGAGTGCAAGATTAGGTTATTCTGTTTGGGATAGAGCAGGAGGATGGTGGACAATGCCTAGCGGTGAACATAGTGAATCTTGCAGACACGAGTGGAAAACAAATATAGTTACAAGAAAAAAATAAGAAATGTCATTAAATACATTATTCATATCAGTACAGAGTATAAAAGATAGAACAGGTTTACACGCAAACGTAGATGAGAAATTAGTATTGCCTGAAATCAAAACTGCACAGGATATGTATATATTACCTGCTTTGGGTAGTACATTATATAATAAATTACAAAGTGCTATTAATGGTTCAACATTAAATAGTAATGAAACACTTTTACTTAATAACTATGTAACTGATTGTTTGATTTATTATGTTATGAGTGAGTTACCTATGGGGTTATCATATCAGTTTTATAACAAAGGCTTATTAAGAAAGTCAGGTGATAATACAGAAAATCCATCTATGCAGGATATGATTGATGTTGCTAATAGATACAGAACAAGAGCAGAGTTTTATAAACAAAGATTGATTAAATATTTAAGACAAAACAATACGTTATATCCTGAATATTTAAACTTTACTAGCGGAATAGATACAATCGTTCCTGATTTAGAAGGATATACTTCATCATTATATTTAGAAGATGGTAGTTGTTATGAGAATAAAAACTTATCACAAAAGTATCAGGGTAAAATAGGATGCTAATATGAGTAAAGAGGCTAATATTAAAAATCAAAATAAGCTAAAAGTTTATTTAGACAAAAGCAAAAAGAATGACACTAAATCAAATAGTAAAACAAATAACAACATTCGGAAACAATCACGAGCAAATTAACTTTGTTTATTTCGGTGATGTTTGGGAAAGGTTAAGTAATGGTGAGGTAACTTACCCTGCTATGTTTTTTACTTTAGGTGATGCTCAAATACTAACTAAGCAAATACAATACAATTTTTCTATCTATGTTATGGATAGAATGTTAATGGAAGAAACAAACGAAACAGAGGTTTTAAGTGATATGACTTTAATAGGTCAGGATTTAGTTGCTAAATTAAGGAGTCCTGAATATAATTGGTTGGCTAGTGATAATATGCCAATTTCATTTTATACTGAAAGTGACCCTGATTATTTAGCAGGTATTAAAATAGATTTTTCTTTAACATTATCTTCATTAAACGACACTTGTCAAATACCTACGAATGGAATCTAAAAAAATAAATCAATTGGCGACAGAAATGTCTCCTGCAACTAGTGACTTAACGATAATAGGTGACCCAATAACAGGTGTATCAAAGAAAATTACACTTGAACAAATTTCATCTTTATTCGCAGGGTCAGTTTCTTTTTATACTAATTTGGCATCATTTCCTTTAGTTGGTAGTATTGATACTATATATTGTGCAAAGGATACTAATAAACTTTATTTATGGAGTGGTAGTGCTTATGTACAAACTTTTCCTAGTCAATCTTTATTAGATACTTATCAGTTAAGAAGTGAAAAAGGTGCATCTAATGGATACGCATCATTAGATAGTAGCGGTAAAGTTCCTATTTCTCAGTTACCTAGTTCTATTATGGAATATAAAGGTATGTGGAGTGCAGCAACAAATACACCTACATTAGCTAATGGAACAGGTGATACAGGTGATGTATATATATGTAATGCAGCAGGTAGTGTAAATTTTGGAGCAGGTGCAATAACTTTTGCAGTTGGTGATTATGTTATTTATAGCGGTTCAATTTGGCAGAGGTCAAGCGGTGCGGTGGGTACAGTTACAAGTGTTGGTTTATCTACTAATGGTAATTCAGTTACAATTGGTTCTTCACCTATAACAACAAGCGGTGTAATTTCTGCTAATTTCGTGGGGGATTCAACTCAATATATTAATGGAGCAGGAAACCTTACTACATTCCCAACTTTACTTGCAAGTGATAGTTTAGTTAAATTAGTTCGTAATAATAGTGGTGCTACAATGACTGCAGGTACTATTATTTATATTAATGGAGCATTAGGAAATAAGCCAACAATAGCTAAAGCATTAGCAACAGGTGATTCTACTTCAGCACAAACTTATGGATTATTACAAACAGATATAGCAAACAATGCTGATGGTTATGTAGTAGTTATTGGTAATATAACTAATTTAGATACGAGTTCATTAACAGAAGGTCAGCAATTATATTTAAGTGGCACAACTGCAGGTACTTGGATAACTGCAAAACCACAAGCACCTGTACATTTAGTTTATGTTGGTATTGTTTTAAGAAGCCATCCAACACAAGGTATCATTGGGGTTAAGATACAAAATGGTTATGAACTAGATGAAATACACGATGTTCAAATTATAAGTGTAGCTAATGGAAATATTTTACAATATGATTCTGCAACTTCATTATGGAAAAATGTAACAGGTAGCACAACGAATATAACAGAAGGAACAAGACTTTATTATACTGATACAAGAGCAAGAGGTGCTTTAAGTTTTGTTGCAGGTAGTGGTGCTTATAATTCTACAACAGGTGTTATAACTATACCTACTAATAACAATCAAATAACTAATGGTTCTAATTACATTACTTTAACATCATTAAGTTTTGCAGCAGGTTCAGGAGCATATAATAGCACAACAGGTGTTATTACTATTCCAACAAACAATACGCAAATTACTAATGGAGCAAACTATATTACTTTAGCTAGTTTATCAGCAGGTGTAGGAATAAGTTATAACAATACAACAGGTGTTATAACATCTACAATTACTCAATAT